CGGCGCCATGGTCATCCCCATGCTGGACGTGGCCGGCAAGGTGCACGGCCTGCAGATCATCCGCGGCCGTGCTCCACGCAAGGCCCCGGGCGAAGCCGCAGCGGCCCAGGCGGCAGGGCAGGGCGCACCGCGCAAGCAGCTCGAAAAGGAATTCTGGCCCAAGGGCCTCATCAAAAAGGGCCACTTCCACCTGCTGGGCATGGCCGCTGGTGCTGCCGTCATCCTGGTGGCCGAGGGCTACGCCACCGCCGCCAGCCTGTTTGAAGCCACCGGCCTGCCCGTGGCCGTCGCATTCGACGCCGGCAACCTGGCCCCGGTCGCCGCCGCGCTCCACGCCCGTTACAAAACCGCCCGCCTGCTGATCTGCGCCGACGATGACGCCTTCAGCGAAGGCAACCCCGGATTCAGCTGCGCCAGTGCCGCCGCCCTTGAAGTCGGCGGCGCCTACGTTCTCCCATCATTTGCAGATCCAGAAGCCCGCCAGGCCGCCTTCGACACCAAAGGCACCAAACTGACGGACTTCAACGACCTGCACGCCCTCGAAGGGCTGCACGTGGTGCGCGTCCAGATCGAAGCCCGCCTAACGGCATTGAATTGGCGCCCCGCTGCCACGCGGGCAGCAACACCCAAGGGGGGCGGGGTAGCAGCCAAAGACCCACTCAAGCCCATAGAAACCGTGGACGAACTGCTCGAACGCTATGCCCTCGTCTACGGCCAGGGCGGCACCGTGTTCGATCACCAGGAGCATTGCCTGCTGCCCCTGTCCGACATGCGCGACCTCTGCATGGGCCGCTTCATCCACCGCGAATGGTCCGACCACCCCGAGCGCCAGATAGCCCGCATTGAAAACGTCGGCTTCGACCCAGCCTGCACCGACAAAGACATCCACTGCAACCTCTGGTCAGGCTGGCCCACCACGCCCGTGGCCGGCAACTGCGAGCACCTGGTGGGCTTGCTGCACTACATGTGCGCCAAAGAAAGCAAGCCCGACGAGCTGTTCCAGTGGGTCATCCGCTGGCTGGCCTACCCCATCCAGCACCCCGGCGCCAAGATGCAGACCACCATCGTGGTCCACGGCCCCCAGGGCACCGGAAAGAACATGTTCTTCGAGGTCATCATGGGCATCTACGGCCGCTACGGCCGCATCATCGACCAGAGCGCCATCGAGGACAAGTTCAACGACTGGGCCAGCCGCCGCCTGTTCCTTATCGCTGACGAAGTGGTCGCACGGTCCGACCTCTACCACGTCAAAAACAAGCTCAAGGCATTCATCACCGGAGAGTGGATCCGCATCAACCCCAAGAACATGGCCGCCTACGACGAGCGCAACCATGTGAACATGGTGTTCCTGTCCAACGAAGCCATGCCCACCATCGTGGAGCAAGACGACCGCCGCCACGCCGTCATCTGGACCCCCGAGAAACTCAGCCCAGACTTCTACACCGGCCTCAAGGCCGAAATCGACAACGGCGGCGGCGCTGCGCTGCACCACTACCTGCTGCACCTGGACCTGGGCGACTTCGGCCCCAGCAGCAAGCCGCCCATGACAGATGCCAAAAAGGAGCTGATCGACCAAAGCCTGGACAGCCCATCGCGCTTCGTCCTGGCGTTTGAAAAAGGCGACATCGACGGCTTCCCCGCCAAAGACCTCCCCGCGCTGCTCACCCCCTGCCTAAGCCAGGACTTCTACGAGCTCTATGGCGAGTGGTGCCGGCGCCAGGGCCTCAAGGCCTTGAACCAGCCCAAATTCATGAACGCCGTCGACCGCAAACACCAGGGCAGGGTAGAGCGCAAGCGCATCGGCGGAACTGGCAACCCGGCCCGCGTCCTCCACCTGCCTGGAGGCCATGAACTACCCACCGCGCAGAACGAGTCCGACTGGCTGGCCGACCGCCTGGACATCTTCAAGACCGCCTTCAAAGACTACAAAGCCACCACGGGGGCCTTCACATGACCAAAAACCCTGTTTTTGTGCCGGGTGTGCCGGGTCTGTGCCGGGCTTTGTGCCGGGTCTTTCGCTCTTGTGCCGGGTGTGCCGGGTCTCCTACGTACGCACGCACACGCAAAAACAGCACCGCCACCACGTCACACAAACACGCTCTCCCGCGTATATGTACCCGGCACACCCGGCACACCCGGCACATGCTTGATTCATATACGTTTTTTCACACGACACCCGGCACAGCACCCGGCACACCCGGCACAGACACGCTCACGCGCGCGCCCAACTCCTTTATTTATTCTTTCAAAGGTAAAAAAATGGAAGAGACCACCAAGCCAGCGGCCACCTGCACCATCCGGTGCACCCCTGACAACGCCCGCGACATGCAGCGCCTGGTCAAAAACTGCCCCGGCATGCTGGCCCTGGTGCAACACCTGCAGGCCGCTGACCTGTTTCCCGGCCTGCGCGCCCTCTCCGTCACGCTACGCGGCCCGCAATCTTTCGTGGATGGGGGGTTGGGTGCGGTGGAGCAATTGATGGCCTCAAAACGCGATTAAAGGCGACTCCATGAAACTCGACATCCAGGTCACCGGCTTAAAAGAAGTCCAGGCCCAGCTCGGCGCCCAGTCAAAACAGGCCACCTACGCCGCCAGCCGCGCCCTCACCACCTCCGCCTACGCCGTCAACGACCGCCTCAAGCAAGACATGGCCACCACCTTCAAAGGCGGCGCCACCCCCTACACCCTGCGCGCCTTCAAAGTCATCAAGGCCGACAAAGCCACCCTGACGGCCGAGGTCAACCTGCGCACCGACGCCCCCGACGGCGGCACCAACTACTCCAAGGCCCTGGCCCACATGTTCACCGGCGGCCAGCGCAAATACAAAAAGCTCGAAGGCTGGCTGCGTGGCCGGGGCATCCTCCCCGCGGGCCTCACCATCGCCCCGGGCGCAGGAATGCCGCTGGACGGCTACGGCAACATGCGCCGCGGCGCCCTGACCGAAATGCTTGGCGTCATCGGCACCCAGCTCAAAAACCTGCGCGTCTACCGCCGCACCGGCGCCGGCAAAGCCCAGAAGGCCGTCGGCTACTTCGTCGTCAAGCCCGGCGACAAAACCAACAAACACCCCGGCATCTACAAACGCATCGAGACCGGCGCCACCAGCGGCCTGAGTCCCATGATCCTGTTCGTCAGCCCGGCCATCTACCGCAAGACCGTGGATCTGGACCGCATCGCCCGCGAAGTGGTCTACAAGACCTTCCAGCCCGCGTTTGATGCCGAGCTGGCCCGCGCACTGGCCAACGCCAAATGACAGCCCTAGACCCCAACTGGATCACCCGCCAGCAGCTGGCCGACCTCATCGGCGCCCGCTCCCCAAGCTACATCAACGAGCTGGAGAAAACCGGCCGCGCCGTGCGCGCCCCCGACGGCAAACACTGGCTCAGGACCGAAAGCTTGGCCGCCTACCGCGCCGGCAAAGACCCCAGCAAACAAGGCGTTGCCGACCGCCACGCCGCCGCCCGCACTGCCACCGCGCCGCCGCCCGACTACAACACCCAGCCAGACGAACCCGCCCCACGCGCCCAGCCCACCGAACGCGACGCCGCCATCGGCAGCAGCTACCAACAAGCCCGCGCCGTCAAAGAAAAGTTTTTTGCCCTGGAAGCAAAACGCGCCTACGAGGTAGCCATTGGAACCCTGCGCGATGCCCGCGAGGTCGAGGGCCTGGTCGCCACCGCCATGGTCGAGATCCGCCAGCGCCTGGAAAACCTCGCCACCAGCATCGCCCCAATAGTCGCCGCCCAGGCGGATGAGGCCGCCGTGCGCGCCACCCTGCGCGAAGCCTTCGAGCACACCCTCAAAAGCGCCAGCCACCACTTCGACCAACTCAAGAAAGCCGCCAGCACAACATGACCGCCGCCACCGCCACCCACCTGCCCGACAGCATCGAGCATCTGCCCACCGACGCCCTGGTCCCCTACGCCCGCAACAGCCGCACCCACAGCCCCGAGCAGGTCGCCCAGATCGCCGCCAGCATCAAAGAATTCGGCTTCACCAACCCGGTGCTCATCGACGCCAACAACACCCTCATCGCAGGCCACGGCCGCGTCATGGCCGCGCAAAGCATCGGCCTGGCCACCGTCCCCGCCATCCGCCTGGCGCACCTCACCGACGCCCAGCGCCGCGCCTACGTCATAGCCGACAACAAACTGGCCGAAAACGCCGGCTGGGACATGGCCACCCTGGCGCGCGAGGTGGAAGACCTGCAGGCCGATGGTTTTAACCTTGATCTGCTCGGCTTTGATGATGATGAGCTTTCCGGCCTGCTGGGCACCACCAACAAAGACCCGGACACGGGTGCAGACGGCTCCAACATCGACGACGCGCCCGACGTCAGGCCAGAGCCCACCACAAAGACCGGCGACCTCTGGATTCTTGGACAGCACCGTGTTGTCTGCGGCGATTCCACCAGCAAAGATAACGTGCAACGCTTGATGAACGGGGGGGGGGGCTGACATGTGCTGGACTGACCCACCCTACAACGTCGCCTATGAAACCAAGGCCGGGAAAATCGACAACGACGACCTAAGTGACAAGGACTTCAGGAAGTTTTTGGCGGCTGCATTTGCTGTTGCATTTGATGTCCTAAAGCCTGGGGCGGCGCTGTACGTTTCTCATGCTGATTTAAACGGTACAAGTGGAATATTTGCATCGTGCATGAAAGGCGCTGGCTTTCACATACAAAATCAGATCATCTGGCTCAAAAGCTCACTCGTTCTTGGTCGGTGCGATTACCAGTCAAAGCATGAGCCTATTTGGTACGGCTGGAAACCCGGAGCAGCCCATCGCTGGTTTGGCGGCAGAAAGCAGACCACCATTGTCCAGCTGCCATCTGCAGATTCTCCATTCCAATTGCGCCCGGACGGCAAGTTTGAGATTCAACTCGGCAACAGCGTCATGGTGGTCGACGGCAATGCAACGGTCGAAGACATGCTGACCAGCGTCATTCTGGAGTCCAAGCCCAGCCGCAGCGAAGGCCACCCCACCATGAAGCCCGTGGCCCTGGTCGAGCGCATGCTGCGCAACAGCGCCAAAAAAGCCAACACCGTGCTGGACCTCTTTGGCGGCAGTGGCAGCACGCTGATGGCAGCAGATCGCCTCGGGATGTGCGCCCGGCTGTCAGAGCTGGACCCCAAATACGTCGACGTCATAGTCACCCGCTGGCAGCAATTCACCGGCAAGACCGCCACCCTCGAATCCACCGGCCAAACCTTCGACCAGGTCAAGGCGCAACGCCTGGCCACCCCCGCATAGACCATGCAACCCGCCGCAGTCAACCCCGCCAAACCCCCCAGCGCCGCCCCCGGCATCTGGGGCGCCATCGCCCGCGCCCTGGCCCCCCGCCCGGCGCTCACCGTCAGCGAATGGGCCGACAAAGAGCGCCGCCTCTCCAGCAAGGGCAGCGCCATGGCCGGCCAGTGGGTCACGGCAGCAAACCCCCCCATGCGCGAGCCCATGGACTGCCTCAGCGTGCACAGCACCGTGCGCGAAACCGTTCTCATGTGGCCAATCCAGTTTGGCAAGACCGAATGCGCCATCAACACCCTGGGCTACGTCATGGCCCACGACCCCGGACCGGTCATGGTCTGCCTGCCGGGCGAGGTCTCCATGAACAAGTGGGTAGCCCAAAAGCTCAACCCCATGGTGGACGAATCCCCCGCCGTCAAACACGCGCTGACCAGCGTGTCCAGCCGCGACAGCGCCAACACCCGCACCTTCAAAGACTTTTCCGGCGGCCAGCTCTACATGGAGCACGCCGGTAGCCCCAGCCGCCTCAAGTCCACCACCGTGCGCACCATGATCGTCGACGAGGTTGACGAATTCGCCAACAACCTCAACGGCGGCGACGACCCACTGGAAATGTTGAAAGGCCGCACCAGCGCCTTCCCCGCCACCAGCAAAAGCCTCTACATCAGCAGCCCCCAGATCAAAGGCTTCAGCCGCATCGAGCAGCTGTGGCTCAAGAGCGACCAGCGCCACTACCACGTCCCGTGCCCCCACTGCGGCCACATGCAGCACCTGCAATGGTCCGGCCTGCACTGGACGCCAGACGCCAAACAATGCTGGTATGTCTGCCAGGAATGCGGCGCCAACATCGACGAGCACCACAAAACCCAAATGATCCGCGATGGCCAGTGGGTGCCCGACAACCCCGGCGCCAAAATCCGCGGCTACCACATCAACTGCCTCTACTACCAGTTCGGCCTCGGCCCCCGCTGGCTGGATCTGGTCGAGACCTGGCGCGACGTGCAAAACGAGCCCGCCCGCCTCAAAACCTTTTTGAACGACCGCCTGGCCGAGCCCTGGGAAGACGCCGCCATGCGCAACGTCAAGCACAACGCCATTGCCGACCGGGCCGACTCCTACCCCCTGCGCGTCGCCCCCAACGGCGTGCTGGTCATCACCGCCGGCGTCGACACCCAAGACAACCGCCTGGCCGTCCACATCACCGGCTGGGGCCGTGGCCTGGCCTTCTGGACGCTGGATTACGTGGAGCTGTCCGGCGACCCCGCCAGCGACGAAGTCTGGGCCGCGCTCACCGAGCTGCTCAACACCCCCATCCTCCACGCCAGCGGCGCCACCATGCGCGTGGAGTCCGTCGCCATCGACGCCGGCGGCCACCGCACCGAAGCCGTCAAAGCCTACGTGCGCGACCGCCGCACCAAGCGCCCCCTGGCCATCTTCGGCGCCGTGCCCAACAACGCGCCCGTGCTATCCAAAGGCAAGCTGCACGATGTGGACTGGAAAGGCCGCAGCGACAAACGCGGCGTCATGGTCCACCACGTCGGCACCGTCGGCATCAAACACTGGCTCTACAGCCGCCTGAGCACCGACGCCGACAAACCCGCCGACCAGCGCCTCACCCACTTCACCGACCAGCTCCCCGGCGAATACTTCCCCGGCTTGGTCTCTGAGACCTACGACCCCCGCAAAAACCGTTTCGTCAACCGCCGCGGCGCCCGCAACGAGCCGCTAGACACCTGGGTCTACAGCTACGCCGCCGCCCACCACCCAGAGGTCCGCCTGCACCGCTTGACCCGTGCCGACTGGGACCGCATCGAGGCCACCATCCTGGCCCGCGCTGGCAAAAATCCCATATTGCCCCTTGACAGAAATGGTGCGACAATAGGCCCTGTCGCGGTGGATGAAAACCCACAACACTCCCAGGCGGTTAACGAGCCGCCCCAGTCACCAGCAGACGCCGACCCCGCACCGTTGCGCCACACAGCGCAGGCGCGGCCAAGCAAGCTGCCAGCGCTGCCCCGCAAGGGCGCAGGTTGGATCAAGAAATGGTGACCGTGAAATGGCAGACATCGTTGACGACTTTCTCACCCGCCTGGTGCGCCACGCGCCAGACCTCCCCATCGACACCCGCCTCAGCCTGGAGCGCGACATCCGCCAGCACCACGGCGGCACCCGCGCGGGCGACATTGCCAAGGGCGTCGACGGCCTATCCCGAACCACCCGCACCTTCATCGTCAGCATGGGCCTGCGCCACCAGAAACCCATGCGCGAGATATTCGCCGCTGCCAGCGTCAGCCGCAGCACGGGTTACCGCATACTGCGGGGGAAATAGATGAATGAACAACCGCGCCCCACAGAGTTGATGGCCATATTCCAGGTCACCCCGGAGGTGCTGGCGGAAATGCTGCAGTTGCCGCCGGGTGCCTACATTGACAGCGTGCACGCGCCGCATGACAAACCAGGAACGCTGGATCTGCGCATTCGCGGGGCGGGCTGGCCAACTCGGCCTGGCATGGTCATCATGCGCACAACCGGAACGATAACGCGCCACACAGCAGCCGACGGATCGGAATTGCGGCATGAAATTGATTGGGGCACACCGCCCCCAGTCTCAATTCCCCCCTGATTTAAACCGCGCACCCCGGCCAAAGTCGGGGCATGACCGCCACCACTGAGCCCAGCCGCGTCACGGCAGGCGACACCGTTACCTGGCTCAAGTCCTTGAGCGACTACCTGGCCACCGCCAGCTGGGTGCTCAGCTACACCTTCATCAACGGCACGTCAAAGATCACCGCCACCGCCACTGCCAGCGGTGCCGATCACCTAGTCAGCATCGCCGCCGCTACTACCGCAGGCTGGGCCGATGGCACCTACACCTGGCAGGCCGTCGTCACCAAAGGCGCCGAGCGCTACACCGTGGGCCAGGGCGTGCTCATCGTCGCCCCCAACCTGGCCGCCGCCACCACGTTCGACACCCGCAGCAGCGCCCGCAAGGCGCTGGAAGCCGTCAACACCCTGCTCGAAACCTACGGCACTAAAGCCTATATGCAGGGCTACGAAATCAACGGCCGCAAGCAGCAGT